TTATCGAACGCGATTTAATATCACCCTGAGGTAGTCTTCAACAACTTCACCGGCCAGCCTTTGGTCAGAGTCAGGAAAACCAACAAGCTGACGCTGGGGAAGGCCGGGATGCCTTACCCTCTTCCGATACATACCACCGAATTTGAGTGCCTTCGCCTTCCGTGGGCTGATGGTGTACGGATTGGTGCCTGAATTGTGCCACGCAGCCCTCAACGATTCGGTTGCACCGTCAAATCCTAGCCGCAATGTTTCACCATCCACCTGATAATTGAAGCTTTGCAGCATGCGGCCGGATTTCTGCAACGGCCCGCCTTTGCGAGGTTCTTTCAAGGTCAGCGGGGAAAGCTCCTTCCATTTCGAGCCGTCTGGATCAAGGCCAGCATTGTGCCGGTCACGATTTACCCGCAGTAGCGATTCACCAATGCTTCCAAGCAGATCGTGAGGCTGCTCGATTGCCTGTCTGGCGGCGGCCAAGGCGCGCTCAAGATGCCCTACTTGAAATTCAAAGGAAAATTCCATATCATGACTCCCGTGGTTTGGTCAGACTGCGCTTCGGCGCTACTGCACAGTATCCAGACCTCAGACGCGGCCCCTAAAAAGGCCGCGTTTACTTTTTGTATACCAGCCGACCAATGCGCTGTTTGTCGAAGTACGCCGCGCGCGCCGCCTCGGTTTTCTGCGTTCCCATGAAGGCGGTCGCGCCCGTCCAGCCGGTTCTTCCCCACTCGAACACCGCCACGCCGTATTCGTTCGTTCCATCCAACTCGAAGGCGCGCAGGTAGCGGCGCTTGAGCCGCCATTTTCCCTTGTCAACGGTGTCCTGCACCCATACCCACCAGATTTCATCCGGCTCGATCAGCGTCATGGCCAGCAGGTTCACGTATTCCAGGCGATGCGTCTTCTCCGCCTTCGACAGCCATTTGAACTCACCCGAGCCGTCCTGGAACAGGGCTTTTGTGATCGCCAGCGTGCTTCCAGCGGCATCGGTAAAGGCCGCGCCTTGTTCCATGCTCGCGCCGAATACGTCGAGGAAATCTGCAACCGCAACCTCCGGCGCGGTTTCTGCCGGGAGCAAGACGGTATTCGGTACGCTCGTCGGTTTCGGTACCGCTGGCGGTTTGAACGTTGTCGGCCACGGGCGGCCGCGCTCCTTCAGCACGGCGTCGTATCCCTGCAACGGCGGGACGGTGTGCGGCTCCAGCCACGCCTTTCCGGGGTTGTAGGCAAAGCCTGGATCGATGCCTTTCGGAACGCGAACCGTGCGTGGGTTGCTGCCGTTCTTGCCGACAACGCGCTCTTCCCATTCAATCGGCGGCGCGGTATCTGGCCCGGATTTTCCGGACTTTTCCCATAGCTTCTGCGCTTCGGTAGATGTAAGAGAGTCGATTCCGCACTTACATCCCCAACCGTTCTGAGGCTCGTGGGTATCAAACCACGGATCGTCGGATGGCAGGATCAGGCCATCCCATGCCTTGTGTTCGAGGCGCGGATGCTCGATGCTGTGATGTCTATATCGCGCATATGGCCGGAACTCTTTGAGGGCTATCCGTTGTTTATATCGCCCAGCGTTGTAAGCCTGCGTGATATTGGTGTCGTAGATGATCTTACTGCGCCAGCTGGGCGCACCGTTGTGCGCCAAGCCGTGCTTGGCCACGATCTCGTCGAAGCGGGTGCGGAATTCGTCGTAGCCGCCGCCTTCCCACTTGGCTTTCTGGATCGCGTTGTAGAAGTCCTCAACCAGCGCATCGTGCGCAGCGCCTGCCACCACGAAGGCGTGGCTGTGCTGCTCCTGCCAGATGTCCGTCCAGCCTGAGGACGGCAGCTTGATCTTGTTGCGATAGAACTCAATCGCCTGGTCGAATTGAAATTTAGACATGCACGAACACCCCGCGATCGCTGAGTTTCTGTAATGCCCTGGCGCATTCTTCGCCAAATGCCAATAGGACTGTACCCGCGCCACATCTGGATTTCTTATGTTGATTTTCTCGCCCAGGAACGAATTCAATCCTTCCTGCCACAAATAGCATGGCGGTAGATTGCTTCATGGCCTCTTGGCACCAACTGGCATCGGTGCGGCTAAATACCAATGCTATGCCATTGCCGTGTTGAATCAATCTGCGTATCCACATACCAGTATCAGGTCCATAAGGTGGATTTATCCAGATCCTTCCGAACCATGGTTTTTTCAGTCCGTTATCAAAGATCGTGTATTTAACAGTGGCCGGTACCGCTGTTTCCATATCGTGAGGGCTTGCTGGGTCAAGATCAAACGTCAAGCCGAGTTCATCAAAAACCCAAGCGGGCGTGTACCACTCAACGCTTTTGTGTTTTGATATTTCCCGGTGTTCTCCGAACATGCCGCTCATTATTCGGCCCCAACATCGTTCCGCCCAGCCAAATCCGCCGCCGCCATGCCCAGCGCCACATCATCCGCCCACTGCGGGTTGTTCGCGGTCAGCGCCTCCATCCCGGCCAGCGCATCGTCGAAGCTGCCTGCTTCGGCCACGATGGCGCTGATCTGCTGGATAAGCTCCTGTTCGTGTGGGGCGCACAGGGCGGCGAGCTGTGCGCCGTAGGCGCTGGTGATGTCAACGCCTGCATCGACGCGGCGCTGCGCAGCGAGCACAGCCAGGCGCGTCAGAGCAGCATCGGCCGGGCTTGGTTCTGGCTTGTTGCCCGAGGAAACGAGCAGCTTCGCATCCTTCTTCGCGCGCGGTATCTGCATAATCTTGTGGGCATAGTCCACGTCGATTTCCATACCCATTTCTGCGGCCTTGCTAAGCACATCGCCCATTTTCGCCTGATCAACGGTTTCCTCGGTCTGGTAGCCGAATTTCGGCACGCGGTCGGGCGCGAACATGCCGTTGATGAGCGCGATAGGCCTCACCAGTTGATTGTTCCATGTCGGCTCGATCTGGCGCACGTCATGCAGCATGATTTCGCGCCGTACCTTGTCATGCACCTTTCCGAGGGCGTTGGTCGAAGTCTTTCCATCGGCCTGGCTGGTCAGCGTCCCGCCCAGGATCGCCATCGACTGCTTGCGTTCCCAATAGGCCGTGGCATTCAGGAAGTCGTCAACCTTGCCCGCTTGCGCCTGGATGAAATCGATGGTCATTGTGTTAGGCACTACGCCCGCGCCGTCGCTGCCTATGGCGCGCACTGCGCGCAGCAGTTGATCGCGTGACTCTTTACCGATCCCGGCCGGATATTTACCCAGGCGCAGCGGCAGCCCGTACACCTCAAGGAAGCGTTGCATGTCGCGGATGTCGTATGCCTTGTAGGCATACGTCCACGCCAGCACGCGGAACAGCGCCGCCTGCTCGATATATCCGCTCTTTGCGCGGTGTTCGTGCACAATCCAGCCGCCCTCACGCAACGGTTCCGGCATACCGTCCCGCAGGTACATCAGCTTGCCGGTCTTGCTGTCCACCTGGAACATGCGCTGGGGAATGAAATTTAGCGCCTTTGGATACCAAAGGCTGCCCGTCTGCCAATCGATCTCAAGCGGGGAGATGCCCTTGCCGATGGCGTCGGTCAGGTCGTATTGCGCATCCTCGAACTTTGGGATGCCCTTGAGCATGTCAGTCAGTTCGGCGGTGCGGTCGATCTCGGACTGGTCTGCGTCATCCTTCGGCGTCAACTGCCAGCCGAGGCCGGTCACTGCGCGGCGGCGCTTGGATAGCTCCGAGAAGATATGCGGGTCTTGCTCCTCGACCAACTCATACAGCGCCGCCTGTTCGGTGATGTAGCCCTGATCTGCCTGCGCGAACGCGCCGGCCAGGCGAGACGGGTCAAGCGTCTGCACCGAGTTGTAATTGAGCGCGTTGCCGCTCGCCGATCTAGGCCCGGCCTGCAACTCGGTGTCTGGCTTCACGATCTTGTTCACCAAGGGAATCTTGCCTGCAAGCGCTGCCAGTCTGGTTTTAATCATCATCGTCCCAATCGTCCTCGTTGTTGCCGCTACTGCGGCGGCTGTAGCTGCGGCGGTCGCTCTTGGAACGCGCCGCCGACGTGTATTCCCATTCCCCGGCAAACTGCGTTGCGATCCTGTGCAGCATTTCCAGCGCGTCAGGGCCGTCGTCATGGTCTGCCTCGGGGTAGAACTTGAGCTGCTCGATCAGCGTGGTCTGGCTGCGGTGCAAGCGAATCAAGCCGTTCGCAACGTGAGGCTGCAATGACATGATCGCCAAATTCTTGTCGCGCCCTGTCGGCCCCGGCATGGCCGGGAAAGCGATTCCACGCTGGCCAGCACGCTTGATAAGTTCGGTGTACAGGAATTCCTGGAACGCAATGGCCTCGACAGACCACGACAGGCACCCGTATTCGGCCTGCAGGTCGATGGCTCGCGCAATTATCAGGTCGGGCACGCGGCGGCACACGTCCGCCTCCACTACATCAAGCACCATCGTCTTGCGGTTAAGCCCGCCGACCAGGATCGCGGACGGGTCGCGCGCCTTGTTGCTCTTGCCAAGGGACGGGTCGATAGCCCCGAAGAAAATCCAGTCATTCCTCCGGTCAACCCAGAACTGAACATTCTTGAAAGGCGCGGTATCGTCGTTCCCGGCCTCGTTCTGCTGCTCCTGGTTGAACGCATCGTGATCGGTCGCGCGCATGCACATCAGGCGGTACAGCGGGCGCACCTCGGGCCATGACACCACGGCACCGGCGTCCATCGCCGCCTTGTTCGCCTGATAGAAGGCCAGCGCCTCGGCCTCTGCGGCCTCGCGTGCGCCGTCATCGTCTCCGCCGCCGGTATAGATGCCTTCCCACTTGTCCCACAAGTCCATGCGGTCGGGCCACTGCATGATGGATTTGAAGATGCGCCGCCGCCAGCCAGGCTTGCGAGAAACGCGGTTGATCGCGGCGTCGTAGTGCAGGCTGGTTCCGTCCCAGAACACGTCCATCCCGCCAGCCGGGCCAGCAAGTCCGAGCACGGCGGAGAGGACGAACTTTTCGTCCTTGTCGCGCTGCGCCTTCTGGCGCACGTTTTCATCGTTTTCCAGATCGTCAAGGAACACCAGGTCGGGACGGTGAGGCCCGTGCTTCATGCCGCGCAGCTTCTTTCCGGTACCGCCAATGCGAATCTTGATATTGTTGGCCGTGATGGCCGTAGTGGCTTGCCACACGCGCCCGCGCCCGGTCGCATCCGGGAAGTCCATCGCCAAACGCGGGTTGGTATCCAGCTCGGCCTTGATGGATTCCAGCATTTCGGCGGCCTGCTCTTCCGTGTTCATCACGATCACGATCATGTGCTTGCGCGCCTTGGCAGGCAGACCCAGCTCCGCGATGAACTGCGCCCGGCAGATGCACCACAAGGTGCCTAGCTGCGTCTCGTAGGTGGACTTTGCCTCGCCGCGCGGCGCTTCGTGCACCTCGCGGCCGTCGGTAGGGCCGTCGATCACCTCAGGCAGGCGCTTGAAAACGAACTGCTGAAACTTCGAGAAATGCGGCGTCGGGACGTAGTGCGGGAAGTAGGTCTCGCAGAAATACTTGTAGTCCACGATGGCGCGCATGCGCCGGGCAAGGCTGGCGTCCGGGTCGGTCAGAAACGCCCCGCACTCCAGCTCAATCTGGTTGCGGATGTCCTCGCCCAGCTTCGCCAGCTCGATCTCGAACTCGCGCCAGTTGCGGATTTCCTTGATGTCGAGATCGTTAGCCATACCTCTTGCCCAGGATCGCGCCCACGTCTTCAAAGTGCGGTTGAAGCGCCTTCAAAGCAGCCGGGTCTTTCATGCGCAGATGGTCGGCGATGGTCTTGAGGGTATCCAGCGCCACCGACAGCCCGGAGAATTCCGGGTTGATGCGCGCGAACGCCTTGCTGAACTTGGCGTAGGCGTCGGCCAGTTGGGCGAGCAGTTGTGCTTTTTGAGCGGCCGGTATCTTGGCCTGTTCAAGCTCGCGCGTGGTGGTGATCACCTGGCGTGCGAAGTCCTCGACGAGCTGCTGGTTGAGTTCGTCCACGCCCTGTGCGCTGATGCGGTAGGCCGCGCGTGCGGTGTCCCAATCGTCGCCTTTTTCCTTGGCCTGCGCCTTCCATTCGCGCGCGGTGTCGTAGCTGACGCCGCAGGCGATGGCAGCGCCCTTGAGCGGCATGCCCTCGATGTAGAGCTGGCGCACCTTGTCGCGCGTGTCTTGAGTATGGGCCATGCTATTTGGTGGTGTGCTTGATGAGTTCGACCACGGCCGTCACCAGAGCGCCGCCCACACCGCCGCCCAGGGCGCTCATTTTGGCGACCTTCTCGATGATCTTCTTGTCCTCGGCTTCGAGGTTGGTGACGCGGCCACCGAGGCCGTCGATGCGCTGGTTGATCGTTTCGCTGAGGTCGGTGATGCGCTGGCCGACGTTTGCCTCGACGTTTTCGATGCGCTGGCCGAGGCTGTCCTCAATGCGATCCATACGGTCGCTCTGCGCCTCCTCGGCCCGGCGGATGTCAGACCTGATGTCCTCGATACGAGCCGTCAGCCCCTGCTGCATCGCATGCACCGCACCGGTGAGCTGGCCGAGGCTGTGCATCACCTGGGCGTTGTTTACTTCGTTGTTGTTATCGCCCATTGCAATCCCTTCGATACGTTTTAACGACCTCCTGGCACCGGCCAAGCTGCTTGACTACCTCGTCGGCGTCGGAGGCGAGTCCGACAAGAAATTCAGAAGCCTCGACAGAAAGTTCGGCTCGCGCTCCACCATCACGTCCGCCGGTGGCGGGGGCAGCTTCGGGGGCTGAATCTCCACAGGCTGCGCTGGTGGCGGCAACGGGGACGCGCAACCGGAAAGCGCCGCCACGCAGGCCAGCAATAACGCGATCTTTTTCATATTTGACATGCTTCAAGTCCTCCTGGTATTTGAACGAGATAACGGCGATGGCGTCGGCTGCGTCCTGCTCCTGCTGCCGGTATTTTTCTTCGAGCGCCTTGATGTTGGCATTGGCCGCCGCCAGTTCGGCGTTCTCGCGCTTGAGCCACACCGCGCGCTCCGCCTGCTCGCCCAAGCCGAACTGATGCTGGCCGTAGGCGTAGGCAAGCGCCACCGCCAGCAGCAGCGCAGCCGCCACGAATGCGGACTTGATCGAGGGCGTCATTCCGCTTTACCTCCGGGGCCGAAGGCAAGAGGCGCGGCGGTGATCACGCGCAGTACGGCGTTGAATACGGTGAGCATCACCGCAAACCACGCGTACACATTGCCCGGCAAATAGGGCTGCAAGAGCGTGAACTGCGCCTCAAGCGCGATCAGCGCGGCGGCGATCAGGTTCAGCCACAGGGTCTTTGATTGCCACCAGGGCTTGGGCTGTGCGGGCGTATTGGTGCTGGTCATGCGACGGCTCCGGGTTCGGGGTTGTAAAGGCGGTTGGCGAGCGGCAGGAGGCCTTGTTTCAGCCATTCGGCCACGTCGAAGTTGGGGCAGGTCTTGTCTTTATTCAGGTCGCGGTGCGCGGTCACGCGGGCCTGCGGATACTGCTTCTGCAAGCCTTCGACCAGTTGTTTCAGGGCGTTCCACTGCTCAATGGTGAATTGATCGCGCCCGATCATGCAGATGCCGAGGCTGGCGGCGTTGTATCCGCGACAGTGCGCGCCAACCTCTCCCTGATGGCGGCCGGTCGCCACCGCGCCGCGCGCGTAGACAACGAAGTGATAGCCGATGCTGGTTAGCTCCGGGTTGAACCGCGCGCGCCATTCAGGGTGACGCTTGAAGCCGCGCTCGCGGTGCCAGTTGTCGATCTCCTGCACGGGCGTGGTGAAGCCTTTCTCGCCGGGCTTGCCGGTGAAAAGCGTCCTGCCGTTCGGCGAATCGGAACAGTGGATGATGATAGTGTCGATATTGCGCGCCATGCCGCAAACCCTCGGTCGATTGATGGCCGAAGGTTACGCGGGCGCGAGAGGGGTGATTAGGCGGGAAACATTTCCCGAGTGAAGTATTGAAGAAGAGAGTGGTGGAATGTGCGCCTCAACACAGGAGGCACATCATGGACTGGTCAAATCAACTTCAAAACCAGCACGAAAAGGCGTTCAATGCAGCCAGCGCGATACCGGTGCACCAGGCTGAGGAAATCCGTCAGCAGATCGAGGTTTTACAGGGTAAGGGAGTTTCATCCCGTGCAGCATGTAGATCATTGCGGTGCCTGGTCGCGCGAATTCAGGAGGGCGCATGATGGAAATCATCGCAGCATTTATTCTGGGATTGGCTACAGGGGTTTGGGCGGCGTATCAGCTCAGGCCAATTAAAGCAGGACGCAGCGGGGACCAATCTTGCGACATTTGCCGCGAGACCGCAGCAGCGGAAATTCGACGGCAAATACCCTGCCTCGGAGCTGACGGGTGTGAATACTATCGCCCCGTCCATCCGTTGCCAGAATCTCGCAAGCAGTAAGCACACGAACGCCCTCTGCGCTGCGCTCGAAATACCAGCGGACCAATGGGACGCCGAGCGCAAGGCCAGTGGTGAATGCGCCAAGATAAAGCAGAGCTTGAATCATTGCTGGGTAGATTCTTTCATTTCCCGTACCCAGGCATACGCAGGTGATTCTTACACTGCTCCGCAGTTTCATTTGAATATGCGGAAATCTGTTTTTTCAGGTTCATTTCAGCATCGCTTACCGGCCCGTTCAGCGGGTATGCCGTTTTCCAGGCTGAGAATACGGCAGCAACGAACACTTTGCACACCTGAATATCTGCGGCGCTAAATAAATTATTCCCGGCATCCGCCCAGCGAATTAAATAATCACCGTCGTCCTTGTATTGCTTCTGCGCCTTGATGATTTGCTTTGCCGAATCACTTATTCCGTAAGGGGTTCGTTCAATCGCAGCTTGAGCGGTAGCGCTGTACTTCACCATGAAGTCGATAGCGACATCCGCGCTCGGCTTGTTCCCCGTTGCAACAAATGTCGGCGGTTCCGGTCGATCATTAGCCTTTAATGATCCATAAGCCTGAGCGATCCAGCTAAACACCGCAAACAAAGTTGACATGGCGAGAAAGAAAACAGCAATCTGTTTCCAGCGTGGCCAATGGCCAATACCGAGCGGGTCTTTGTTGTCTGTGGTCATTTCGGATACCTTCCCTAGTTATGGCGGCAGCAGCTTGTAACTGTTGCCTTTCTTGATGCGCTTGATGTGGCCGAGTTCATTGGCGAAGTAAAGCACGTAGCGCATCTGTTCCTTGATGTGGTCTGGCTGCCCCTTGTAAATTTGGCTCTGCAGCATGCCGGGGTTGGCCTGCACCAAGGGGATCACCCTTGCCATCACCTCTTGGTAGAGTGGGTCTTCCCTGGCAAAGTCGGTCATTAAACGCGTGAAGCTTTTCCGCTGCGCATCGGTGACAGAATCGCCGACCATGCCATAAGCGATTTTCTGCAATTGCTGGCGCGCCCAGTCATAGTCACCGCGCGCCCAAGCGGTTTCTATGTCAGCGCAGAGATCATGATGCTGATCGCTGTAGCTACGCCCGGTGGCGTAGGTTATACCGACATCCTTATTCCGTCTTACAGCAGCGTTTCCGGATGCTTTTCGTTGTTCCTTCTCGTGGTGTTTTTTCAGGAAGTATTCCCGCTGCGCCTGCCGTTCGCGCTCTTGAATGATTCGGAGGTTTTGGGCGTGGAACTCTTCGGCTTCGCTCGCCTTTCTGGCGGATTGTTCCGCTGCAGATTCTGCTGGAATGGATTCTTTCTGCGTCTTCTTCCAGTTTTTGTAGGCAAAAATGGCAGCCGGAATTCCGATCACGATGGCGAAGAAGAGCTTGCCACCGACCTGCTCGTACAACCAGACGAAGGGATAGATGACGACAAGAATGATCCCGGCGAAAACTGCGCCGATACCCCCCGCGACATTTGGCCCCTTGCTCATTTCTTACCTGGTCGCGAGGCGGGTAGCTGTAACTCTAACGTACCTGACCACAGTAGGCCGATTTGCAGGTATCGCTTGCGGTCTGCTGCATTCATCATCTGGTAGCACTGCAATACGCTAGCTTCGTCAGTGCTGGCAGTCTCCATTCTTACGCTTGAGCCTGTAACGATTAAGTCAGGGTCTAGGCCAAGTTCTGGCCTTTGGTGAGCCAAGGCGAATACCTCCTTTATCGGGAAGCTTCCGCGTTTTTTTCGCTCCGAAAAAGCAGACTTCGTCAAACCCAATAATGACGCGATTCCCTGATCTTCCAATATGCCAGTTGCCTTTTTTAGTCGTAGCAACTGCTCATCAAATCCACTCATATATCGCCTCAAATAAATGTTGACACAGTCCATATTTATGGACTGCAGTTCAGTTGTATTCAATACTCAACCATAGGAGGTCCGATTATGACACCGCAACTCGCCAAAGAGAAATTGGCACAACAGGGCATCACCGCGCTTGAGTTCTCCAAACAAAACGGTCTGAACTACAAGACGCTTCTGGCCGTGCTTAACGGCACCAACAAAGGTCGTTACGGCGAAGCCCACCGCGCTGCCGTGGCGCTCGGTCTCAAGAAAGCGGCCTAAAGATGAACGTCCTCCCTCCCTACGTGTTTAAAGGGCGCGCAGCAAAGATGATTGCGGTTCGTGTGCGAATTAAAAAGCCTGCCGCCGATGCACCGGGTATCCATTTTTATCCATTAAGTTTTTTCCGATGCGAGCATTTTTGGACGAGGGACTGGAAAGTCGTGCGTATACAAAAAGGCTTTGTGGATCGCCTTAAGCGGGAATCAATTCTTGAAGTAGAGGAAGTGCACTAAAGATCAACGGGAGCCAGAGCGTCAGAGCAGCAAGACAGCCAGAACGCCAGCGCTTCCACCAGACGGGAGAGAACATGAAGAAAGTTGATGGAAATTCAAAATCACCGGACGTTCGGTTGTTTGAACTGACAGAGCTGGATGTTGAGGCCGCGCAATCGCTGGGAATCGTGCTTGCCGGGACGGCAGATGATTGCATCAGCCGTGCGATTTCTGCACAAAACTCCGCTTTGAGGCTGGCGCTGGAAGCCGGATACCTGTTGCTCAAAGCGAGGGCAGACATTCCGCACGGAGAATTCATCAAGCATGTCGAAGCGCGCGGCCTTGCGCAACAGCGCGCGTCTGAATTGATGCGCATGGCGCGCTTCTACACCGCCACGCCGCCGGAACGGCGCGCGCAGTTGGTCGGGATGAGCAAGTCGAAGCTGATGCTGCTCGCCGATGCGGATCAAGAGGTCATCGAGGACATCCTGGACGATCCCGAGGGCGAGCTGGAGTCCTTGAGCGTTCGCGGCCTGCGTCAGCGCATAACCGAGCTGGGGCACGCGAAGAACAACGAAGCCATCCGGGCCAACAACGCAGAAAGGAAGGCCGCAGACCTGCTCAAGAAAAACCGTATCACCCAGTTCACCCCATTCACCGAGGAAGTGCGTGCCGAGGTGATGGCGCTCCAGCGCGAGGCCGAGCTGCCGATTGATGGACTGCTTGCGTTGTTCGAGCGCGCGGCGCTCGGCTACGACGGCTCGGTCGAGGCGCGGCTGCGCGTTGAGCATATCTGGATTGCCGCCAATGCCGTGCTGGCGCGGGCGGCAGATGCAGTTGCCTTATTGAAAGAGCAAGCCCCCGATGCGCTGCCGGACAGGCTGCAAAGCCAGCATTACCTCACGCCGGAGGAAGCCGCCGAATGGCGTCGTATCGGGCAGGAAATTCAAAGCTCATTTGAAGGCCGTAAGGTTGTCCGGCAACAAGAGCGCGCCGCCGAGCAGCCGCGCAAGCCTGGCCGTCCACCAAAGGCCAAGCCGAAAGGCGGTGAAGCATGAACGGCCACCCTGATGTTGAGTGCGATCTGTGGATCATCCGCGAGTGGCAGGCCAAAGAGTCGCTTCGCTCCGGGAATGTACTCGCCTGCAACGCGTTGCTCGAAGAAGAGCTGGCCGATGAACAGGCTGGCTATGAGCTACCTGAAAACTATTCCGCAGGGCCGCGCCTGCATGTGTTCGGTAGCGATGACTGCGAGGTGTGGCTTGGTTGCTTGAATGGTCATTGGATTTCACCGGAGGCCGTTTGTCGGCTAATTACCCTCCTGATTGGCGATCTGAATATGGCAGAAGCGGTCGGCATGGATGGGGCCTATGTGGTTGCGCTCGATGGGCGCAGCGTGTCAGACGTATATCACAGCGTGGTGCGCCATGGCGCTGCCTAAGCCGCATATGGTTACCCCTATCCAGGGTGGTGCTCCCGTCGTACTGCCAACCGCAAAGGTGCTGGCGCTGCGCCAGCGCGACCCGTGGAAGGAATCCACCGAGACGGCCAGGCAACGCGCGATACACCGTGAAACGGTGGTGCTTTACGTGCGCGGGCTGACAGAAAGCGGCGTCTCGCAAAACAACGCCGTCGCAAACCTGCTGCTCTGCGCCGCCGATGGGAGCCTGCCAGGGCATTACGCCAGAGCCCTGTGCGAAACAGCCGTGGGCAGCCGCAAATACCCAAGCGACAAGGCCATCAAGGAATGGTGCAAAGCCTACCGCGAGGGCGGTATCACGGCCCTCTTGCCGGATCACAAGGGCCGCGTGGTCGAGGCCGCCGGATGGTGGGGGCCAGCCCTGGAGTACTTCAACCAACCCGGCAAGCCGGACATGTCCGCCGTATATCGCCGCCTCACCGAAGTGGACGGCTTTGCCGTGACCTACGACCAAATCCGAAACTACCTGACAGGAGTCCCCGCCATGATTGGAAGAAACAGCCCGGCCCGCATCGGCAAGAACCTCTACCGCCTCACCGAGAAAGCCTTCATCAGGCGCAGCACCGAGAACGCCCTGCCCGGCGACGTGTACGTGGCCGACGGCTACCGCGCCGACGTGTACCTTGCGCACCCGCTCACTGGCGACATCTGGCGGCCCGAGCTGACCGTGGCGATAGATATGCGCAGCCGCTACTGCGTGGGCTGGCGCGCAGACGAACACGAAGGCACCTATGCCGTGCAGAACATGTGGGCCGAGTGCTTCGCGCGCCACAGCCACGTGCCGCCGTTCATCTACGTGGACAACGGCAGCGGCCACAAGAACAAGCTGATGAGCGACGAACTCACCGGATTCTATTCCCGCGCCGGCGTGCAGCAGATCATCCATGCCATACCCGGCAACCCGCACGGCAAGGGCTGGGTTGAGCGCTTCTTCCGCATCGTCCGCGACGACTTTCTCAAGCTCTGGATGCCGCAGTTCTACTGCGGGCCGGACATGGCCAAGGAGGCGCTCGACCACACCGCGCGCGAAATCAAGGCGGGCCGCTTGATACCGCCATCACTGGCCGAATTCGCGGCGGCGTTCAACGCCTGGCTGGAGCGCTATCACGCCCGCCCCCACCCCGAGGACAAGGATGTGACGCGCGCTCAGGTGTGGGCGGGGCTCATACCGATCCCGCCGCATGCCAGCGTGCTGGAACTCAAGCGCCGTGCCGTAACGCTCAAGGTGCGGCGCGCCCAAATAAAGCACCAGAAGCGCATCTACATGCACCCGGAATTGCACGCCTTCAACGGCCAACCGTTGCTGCTCGAATACGACCTGATGAACAACAGCATCGCGGTTGTCAGAACCATTGATGGCAGATGGATTTGTGATGCGCATCTGGTCAACGCCATAGACGCTATCGAGCCGACGCGCATGGAAGAGGCCAAGAAAAACCGTGCCGAAGACGCCATCAAGCGCTTGGAGAAGAAGATCACCGAGCAGAAGGCCCGCGCCGGCCGCGTGTTCGACGCCGAGGCCGTGGCCGTCGGCGCAATGCAAGCACTGCCGGGAGAAGTAAGCCGGATCGAAGTTGAAGACGAAGAAACACTGTTGCTTGACCTAACCCTTGATAACGAGGAGACCCTGTAATGACCGAAAAGACCTACCCGCAGCACTACACGCAAGCCGACATCGCCGCAATCGAACGCATCCTGAAGTGGATGGAGGATCGCAACTACAAGCAGGCCGCGCTGGCCAGGCTGTCGCGCGTGGCCGCAAGCACGCTCAACCAGATACTGAACGGCGTGTACATCACCAGCCCGAGCAAGCAGCTCGCCGCGCTCGAATCGGCGATGCGCCATGCCGACGAAGCCAGCACCGACTCAATCGCGCCGGTGGAAACCAGCGTGTTCAAGCTCGCGCAGACCAGTTGCGCGATGGCGCGGCGCTACCGCAACTTCGCCGTGCTCACCGGCTTCGTGGGCACCGGCAAGACCTTCGGCATCAAGCGCTATGCAGCCACGCACAGCAACACCCACCTGATCGAGGCCACGCCTACCATGACGCGCGCCAGCATGGTCAAGCAGCTCGCGCGCGTGGTGGCCGGATACGACGGCAAGGGCAGCATAGACGACAGGTTCCGCATCGTGGTGGATGCGCTGCGCAACACCGACAGCCTGCTGATCGTGGACGAGGCCGAGACCCTCACCCCGGCTCAACTGCACACCCTGCGGCGGCTGCGCGACCTTGCCAACGTCGGCATCCTGCTGTGCGGCACGGAGCGCCTGCACAGCATCATCAAGCCGGAGCACGGCCAGTTCGACCAGATACGCAGCCGTGCCGGGTTCTGGCCCGAGACGGTGCGCCACATCACCCAAGAGGACGCAGCCGCCCTGGTGCAGTCCGGCTTCGGCACCGAGGACGTGCCGGATGACGTAGTGCAGCGGCTCTACCAGTACTGCCAAGGCAGCGCCCGCATGCTGGTGGAGGGGCTGATCGCGGGAATCAAGGAATTCCGCAAGAACCGCCCGCTGGACGTGAAGCTGGTAGACGCCGTGGCCAAGCAGGCGCTGTGCCTGCAATCGTTGGCGTAGGGGGCGAGATGACAGCCGATCACGCATCGCGCATCAAGGCGCAACAGCAACAGGACGCCGAACTCGCGGCCATCAAGGAACTGGAAGAACGCACCGCGCCGCTGTTATGGGCGGTCTATGGGGCGGTGCTGGTTGTCGGGTTGATCTTCGCCATCGGAAACGCCGCCGGGTTTGTGGAGGGCTACGAGCGGCGGATCGACCAACTGGCGCAGGAGAACGCCGCGCTCAAGGCCGATGTCGCGCAGTTTGTCGATTGTCTTAACGGGGGCCGGTTCGATGTGGACGGCCGTGAATTGACCTGCAAGATCAGGAAGGGAAAACCATCATGAATATGGCAGTAATGAAAGCAATGCAAGCCGAACCCATCGCCCGGTTCAACCAGGCACCGCGCCGCGTCTACAACGCGGAGTTGCGCCGCCAGATCGCCGCCAAGGTGCAACAGTGCACGCGCTGGCTGCGCATAAGCGGGTACGAGGTGGTTGAGGTAGCCGGTGGCCTGCGGCAGCCGCGCGTCGTCATCAAGCATAGCCCGCTGTGCAACCGCCTCGAAGGCGCGGCGGAGGCCTACGAGCGCACGCCGCGCGGGGGGCGCCGCTACCGCTATGTGGTGCGATTCGATTGCATGGTTGAGTGGGAAAAAAGCGAGGCGAACCATGCAGGCCAATAAATTCGAGGTGGCAAAAAAACTCGCTGGCGCGGCCTTCGTGCTGGACAACACACGGTGTGAATGGCCGGACGAGGATCAGGCAGCATTGCTGCACCTGGTTGTGCTGATGCACAACACAGCAGAAAGACTGGTCTGTTTCCGCAAGGATGAAATGCACCGGATGATCGCTGGAGCGGCGCTATGAGCCTCGTTATCAACTTGCAGCAGTACGAAGCGCTCACCGGCCTGCGCAAAAAGATTGCAGCCGCCATCAGCGACAACAACGCCGAGGAAATGCACCGCGCCATCGGCATGGTGCATGGCTACCTGATCGGCCTGTTCACGGCAGGTGAGATCGACATCAACGATGTCAACTCGCTGGAGGCGGAGACGATGGCTAACGTCGATTTCCTGCTCAACGTCCGGAAGGTCTGCAATGGCCGATGACCTGAAAACCGCCATCCGCGCCGCCCTGGCCGGGTCGAGCAGCCAGAAGCCGGTGGACGTGTCCGCGCTCTACAAGCTCGGCAGCGTCGCCAGCGTGCAGGCCGCGCTGCTGGAAATGTACCGCAGCCGCGAGCGCGAGGTTAATTGCTGCCTGACCGTCAAGAAGCGCAAGGAAACCAGCGTGTGGTGGCTGGTGGGCAGGGTGCCCGCGCCGCACAGCTACGGCAGGACGGGCAGGAGCGTATCGGCATGAACGGGGCGGCGCATGGACAAGGAAGCCTTCGAGGAACGAGCCGCGATCCTGGAATTCGACGCCGGAATGCCGCGCGCAATGGCGGAAGCGCGGGCGCGGCAACCCGTAGCGTGCGCTGTGCGCACGGCACGATCCGCGCCGCCGCCGTTGCCGCAGGAAGACAGGCAAACGCCGGGATACATGGAGTTCCGCGACAAGTGGCATAGCAGGACAAGAAAACTTTTTTAACGACCAAAGGAGAGCACGATGAGCACCACCCAAACCATACCAGCAGGCTACCGCAAGGACGCAAGGGGCTGCCTGATCCCCGAGACCATGATCAAGCCGGTCGATCTCAAGCGCGACGAACTAGTGCGCGTGATCGCCGATCAGGCCAAGGCGGTGCAGGAAATCCTGCGCGAATTCAAAGTGAATGTGATGCACAACATCAATGCATTCGTGGACTACTCCGCCAAGGAATACAACGTCGCGATGGGCGGCAAGAAAGGCAACCTCACGCTGTACAGCTTCGACGGCGCATTCAAGGTGCAGGTCGCCATCGCCGAGCACATGGTGTTCGACGAGCGCCTGCAGGCGGCCAAACACCTGATCGACGAATGCATCACCGAATGGGCGAAGGGCAGCCGCGACGAAATCAAGGTGCTGGTGCAGGACGCCTTCCAGACCGACAAGGAAGGCAAGATCAACACCGGCCGCGTGCTCGGCCTGCGCCGCCTCGACATCCGCGACGAGAAGTGGCAGAAGGCCATGCTCGCCATCGGCGAAAGCCTCCAGGTGGTCGGCAGCAAGGAATACGTGCGCTTCTACGAGCGCATCGAGGGAACGGACGAATACCGCCCGATCTCGCTTGATGTGGCGGCGGTGTGAGATGAATCGTAAAGAGTACTTGCTGACCTGCCTTGCTGAAGAGTGTGCGGAGGTTGCACAGGCGTGCTCCAAAGCGCTGCGCTTCGGTCTCGATGACAAGAGGCCGAATCACACGCTTACAAACGCCCAATACATTTCGGCCGAGATAAACGACGTGATTGCGCTGGTTAAGATGCTGGAAGAGGAAGGCTTGCTTCCAAGACAGAACAGCTTCCGTGAAATCGAGGCAAAAAAAGCCAAGATGGAACACTTCATGGAATACGCCAAACAGCGTGGGACTTTGACTGTATGAGCGCCCTCTTCATTTTCACCGCCACCTTCGCCGTGGTGCCGTTCCTCGGGCTGCAAAGCCTCAACGTGAACGGCGGACACAAGACGGCGGCGGTGCTGACTAGCTTCGGCATCGGTGCCGCCAACCTGTTCATCCTCAAGATCATGCCCGGCCCCACCGGCTGGCTGGACGTTGCCGCCTACCTTACCGGCGGGCCGCTGGGCATCCTGGCCAGCATGCACTTGCACCCGTGGATGGTGCGCATGTTCAAAAAACAGGGCCACGGCTAAAGGGCGCGCCGTGGTTCGCATCACCCGCCCATGTTTCACATTGACCATCTACCCAAAGGAGCAAGGAATGACTAAGCAAGAACTGATTGACGCAATCGCAGCAGGCACCGACCAGAGCAAGAAAAACATCGACCAGGTGTTGAACCATCTCGGTTTGGCGGTAATGCATGAGCTGAAGAACGGCGGCGAAGTGACCCTGCCCGGCCTCGGCAAGCTGCACGTCGAGCACAAGGAAGCGCGCAAGGGGCGCAACCCTTCCACCAGGGCCGAGATCGACATCCCGGCCAAGAACGTGCCCAAGTTCAGTGCTGCTAAGGCGCTCAAGGATGCGGTGAACAGCTAAACCATCGCCTGCAGCCCGTTATAGATAGAGGGCTGCGGGAGGCGGTTTAACGCATAGCTACGGAGAATGACATGCAGAAAGAACACCCAGCAGAGAAGGTTGTAATTGCGTTCGACGAAATGCGCGAATTATGTGGTGACTACCACGGCATCAAAGAAGACCACGACAGTCTCCAGTGTACTCATCAAGACGCTGACGACAGAAATGGCAACTGGTGCGCTATGGATACATGCCCATTACTGCGCGAAAAGGCGCGCGAATATAACTTGGGATGGGACTGGTGATGACCAAACTGATCAAACACTACCGCCAGCTCGTCGGCATCGCCAAGGGTTGGGCAATGGCGAATCTGCCGGGCTGGAGCGACGATAGCCACCGCGATCTGCTGCAGCGCCACGGTGCGGTCGAGATCGAGGGGCGCATATCCGCCAGCAGCATGAACGTGCCGCAGCTCGGCGCTGTGCTGGAAGACTACGAGCGCCGGGGCTGGCCGCGCAACAAGCGCGTGTTCAACCCCGCTTCGACAGGCTCAGGGCGAACGGAAAAACGTTCGGTGCCGCCGCGCATCGCCTTCGTGGTGCGCCTGTGGGGAAAGCTCGGCAAGGCGGGCAAGGTGCAGCACGCCGACCGGCGTGCGCTGCTGGCCTTCTGCGCGCGCCAGGTGGGGCATGACGTGCCCGATCTGGACAGCCTCTCGGTGGACGAGTGCCAGAGGATCACCGAGGCCATGAAGGGCTGGCTGGGGCGCTGATGAATACCAACTGGCCCGCCGTCGATCCCGAGCTGCTGCGCTCGCTGCCGCCCGTGCTGGCGGCGGTGGTGCGGGCGCTCGGCTTTGGCCGGGCAAAGGCTTTCCTGGTGGCCCAGGGCGGCGTGAATGTCAACATCCCGAAGTTTCGCTGCAGCTCGCTCGGCCTGGAGCCGGACGAGCTGGAAAGGCTGCGCGAAACGCTCGAACCGCACATGGACGCAGCCGGGCGCGTGTGGATGCCGAAGCCTGACAAGCTGTTTCAGATCGTGCGCAATGCGCACATCCGCACCACGAAGTACAATGCCAGCATCAATGCCCAGGCGCGTGAAAACAACCTTTCAAGCCGCCAGATACTCAACATTCGGCGCGAGGAAGATGATGGTTGTCAGGGTGCGCTGTTCTAGGAGACTTCGAATGAGCAACGGAAACGGATTTACGGAATGGCTGCTGATCGGCGGCCCTTGGAACGGAAAGAAACTGCGCATCAAGGCAGGCAAGTCAGTAATCCTGGAAGCTGACGGGAAAAAATATCTCTACGAAGGGCGAGAGTTTTTCCTGGCTGGAAAATATTATCGCATAGGCGTCACTGAGGAGATTCCAGATCGGGAAATCTTGAATCTGATCTTTGAGACTGGATTGGAGCCTGTGCGTATCATCGCAACCCCCATTTAAAAACCGCACAGACCCATTTAAAAAACCCGAGCACCACACCGCCCGACCCATCACCCCACCCGCAGGGGTGAGCCGCTCAAATCGCGTTTAAACGCGTTTCGCAAAAACCGCCTTCAGGCGGGAAACATTTCCCGCCTAATTTCAAATCCCGCCGCGCGCGAAGATGCGTTCCATCACAGGAGCGCACATGCCGCAAACCAAACAACCGCAGCACAACCTTTCATTCGCCGCTCTTACTTACGAGCTCGTTACCGGCGCGGACGGTATTACCACCGAGGCGCACCTGTTGCCGCCCGGCCCGTTCCGCTCGACTGACGTTCGTCCGGTGGGGTGCGCCGCCTGGCAACTTGACGCGCAGATCGCGGCGCGCGTGATCGCGCTGGCATCGGCAAGGAAGACCGACACGCTGATCGACTACGAGCACCAGTCCCTGCGCTCCAGGGACAACGGCAAAAAAGCGCCTGCCGCCGGATGGGTGCCCAATACATTCGAGTGGCGAGAAGGCAAGGGTCTCTATGCCGTCGGCATTTCCTGGACTGACGACGCCAGGGCCGAGATCGTCGCGAAGAAATATCGCTACATCAGTACGGTCTTTTTTTACGACGCAGAAACCGGCGAGGTGCTGGAGATCGTTTCCATCGCCCTGACCAACACTCCGGCCCTGGACGGGCTGGACGCGCTGGCCGATCTGGCGCGCAAGTTTTCGACCGCCGGGGGTCTGCCGCCCGGAAACCAAAACAGAGGAGATGTTGATATGCCCGACGAAAAGCAAGTGGCGGCGCTCACCGCCGAGCGCGACAAAGCAACCGCACAGGTGGCGGCGCTGACCGCCGAGAAGGAAACCCTGAACAAACAAGTGGCCGACCTGACCAGCAAGAACACCGAGCTGACCGGCAAGGTTGCCGGTTTTGAGCAGGAAAAGGCCTCCGCCGCGCTCGCCGCCGACAAGGCCAAGCACGCGGAGCTGCTCAAGGCGGCGCTGGCCGACGGCCGCATTCCTCCCGCGCTGAAAGGCTGGGCGGAAAAGAAGAGCCTCGCCGATCTGACCGAATACCTGGAATCCGTCAACCCGCTCGCGATGCTGAACAAGCAGGTCGGAGACGGTAAGCCTGGCGACGGCAGCCACGGCTTGAGCCGGGTCGAGCTGGCGGCTTGCGCGAAGGCTGGATTGACGCCGGAAGCGTTTGCGAAGGCAAAAAAAGGCATGTAACCGTAACTTAATAGAGAGGAAAACAACATGGGAGCACTGATCAATCTTACCCAATCACAGCTCGACGCAATCAATACAGCGTTGGTCGCCAGGTTTAACAATGGTCTTACGCAAGGAAAACCAGACTGGAAGAAGCTCGCTATGCAGATACCCAGCGACAGCGATTCCAATACGTATGCATGGCTGTCACAGTTCCCCGCTTTCCGCGAGTGGGTCGGTGCGCGCCTGCACAAGCTGTTTAGCGAAACTGCTTATCAGGTCAAAAATCGCAAGTTCGAGAACACGGTCGATATTCCCGTGGAAAAACTCGAAGATGATAAGTGGGGGATGTACGCCGGTCTCGCGGAAATGCACGGTATCTCAGTCACTGATTTGCATAACGAGTTGGTGTTTTCCAAGGTTGCGGCCGGATTTTCCGAAGTTTGCTACGACGGCCAGTTCTACTTCGACACCGACCACCCTGTTTACCCTAACGAGGATGGCACCGGTGTTCCAACGACCGTCAGCAACATGCAGGCCGGTGTAGGCGAGCCATGGATTCTGTTGTGTACAGACCGTGCCCCAAAGCCACTCTATCTGCAGGAGCGCTCCCCAGCGCAGTTCTGGATCAAACCGAACGCCCTGACCAGTGACTATGTTTTCGACAACGACGCTGTTCCCGTTGGCGGACGATGGCGCGGCGAGGCCGTATTCGGCTTCTGGCAGTTGGCGTTCGGCTCCAAGGCTGCTGCGACCGTCGAGAACTTTGAGGCGGCGTTCAAGGCAATGGAAACGGTGAATCGCGATGGCGAGAAACCGATTGGTGCCACCCCGAACTTGCTGGTTTGCGGCCCGAACAATCGTTCCGCATTTGAGCAGATTCTGAAGACACAAAAGAATGCGGCCGGTGCAGACAACATCAACTACAACAAGGTCGAACTGTTCGTCACGCCCTGGGTGCGTGCCTAAGTAACACCTGAGAGAGCGTAGCACGCTACCCCGGAGGCGATGGCCTCCGGGTTGTGTAAGAGAAACCAACAAACCAGGAGAAAGACTATGGCAACAATCATGTATGTGCGCGTGCACCCCAAGAGCGGTCAGACGAAGTTCTTCCGCTGTGGCATTGGCTTCACCAAGGAATGGCAGAAGGTGGAAGTCGATGCGGCCACCGAAAAGCGCCTCAAGGAAGAGCAGATGCTGGAAGTATCGGAGACCGAGCCGGAAGGCTATTCCGCAGGCCAGCAGGATGCCGGCCAGGGCAATGCGCCCGTCGTTCCGACCGATCCGGCCGAGCGCATCGCGGCGATCAAGGACGCCATCGGCAAGCTGGACAAGGCCGATGCCGCGCTGTGGACGAACAGCGGTATGCCAAAGGTTCCCGCCATCTCGGCGGTGATCGGCTGGGAAATTACCGCCGCCGAGCGTGATGCGGCCTGGGCTGAAATTCAGGACGGGCAGTAGTCCTTCGACAAGCTCAGAACGAACGGATAAGAGGCATCCATGACTACGCGCTGCGCGCCCCCTCACCCTAACCCTCTCCCGCTTGCGGGAGAGGGGACAACCGTGAAAGGCGTCCTATGACCTTTGCCACCCGCGCCGATCTGCTGGCACGCAGCAACGCTCGCCGACTTGCTCAACTGGCGGTTCCCGCCGATGTTGACATGCCGCCGGACGATGCGCTGCGGGTCGCGGTTGCGGGCGGCGATCTCAGCGGATACACCGTGGCGCAGCAGGCATCTCTGACGCTGGCGCTGGACGCCATCGACAAGGCGCTGGGCGACGCCGAGGAGCTGGTGATTTCCTACGGCATCCCGGCGGGTACGCAGACGCCGTTGCTGGCCAGGCTGACCTCGACGATTGCGCTCTACTTCCTGCAGGGCGCGGAGCGCATGACCGACGACGTGAGCAAGGCATACGACGGCGCGATAGCTACGCTCAAGGCGCACGCTCGCGGTGAACTCAATCTGGTGCCGGTTGCCCCTGCCGTTCCGCCGCTGCCGGCCGATCAGGTGTTGATGGAAAGCGCGCCGCGCCGGTATGGCGGCCAACAGCCTGCGGGAGATTGGTGATGATCTCGCTGAAGCCGTTGATCGCGCTGTTGAAGGCGAAGCCGGATTGGTTTGACGGGCAGTGGTTCCGTGATGTTTCCGGGGCGGCAGACTATGCCAGCCTCAATCCTGATGCACTCCCGCTGCCGGCCGCATGGATTGTGCGTTCTTCGGAAAGCGCAAAGAGCGCCGGAGAGCGCGCGGTACGCCTGAAGCTGTCTTTCGATGTAGTGATCGCCATAAGCAACGAGCGCATCCATGCGCACATGGATGCAGATGAAACGCTGTTGCAATACCGCAAGGCCGTTGAGGCGCTGCTGCTCGGCTGGGAGATCGAGGCAGACGTGCGCCCCGTCCAGTTCGAGGGCGGCCGCGTTATCGAGTATGCGAAGCGCGACATTTTCTGGGCTGACAAATACAGCTTCGAAGCCCTCATCACCAACTATTTACCCGACCCCGTCGCCTATGGCGGCTTAACCAACACAGGAGGTAGCACCCTATGATCTCGTTCAAATACATCCCGGAGGCGCTGCGCTATCCGGGCGCATACATCGAAGTTGACGGCTCGCAGGCCGGGCTGGGCGGCGATATTCCGGCCGTGCTGCTGGTCGGCCATAAGCTGGCGACCGGCACCGCCCCGGCGGGCGAGATCGTGCGCCTGGCTGGCCCGGAAGACGCTAAGGAAAAGGCCGGTGATGGTTCGATGTTGCACCAAATGGCAAAGCGCTATCGACCCATCGATAAGGTACTTGATATCTACATGCTGCCCTATGCGGACAACGTGGCCGGTGTGCAGGCATCCGCTCCCATTACCGTGACCGGTGTGCCGTCCTCCAACGGCGTGCTGGCGCTGTACATTGCAGGCAAGGTGGTTAATGTAGCCATCACCGCCAACCAGACGGTTGACCAGGTTGCCACCGCGATTTCTGACGCGATCACGGCGGCCGGTACCGATATCCCGGTGACGGCTGCAGCCGTTGCGGCCGTGGTCACGCTCACCGCGCGCCACAAGGGCACCTGCGGCAACAATATCGACATCCGTTTGGCGCTTTACGGTGAGCCGATCCCGGCCGGACTGGCCCTGACCACCACCGCCATGTCCGGCGGCGCGGGAGATCCCGTTCCTGGCGACCTGACTGCCATCCTCGGGCCGCGCTGGTATCGCTACATCGCCCTGGGCATCAACGATGCTGCCACGCTCGCCGCCTGGGATGCGGAAAGCAAGCTGCACTATCTTCCGCCGATCCAGGCAGGCTTCCGCTGCTTCACGTCCCATCGCGGCGACTACGCGGCAGCGGCGGCATTCGGCGAGACCAAGAATTACGAGCACATCGCCGACCTCAGCCTGGAGCTGAACCCGACCAGCACCTGGGAAGCGGCGGCCATCGTCTGCGCCGCCGCAGCGCCGCGCCTCTACAACAACCCGGTCGAGTCGCTGGAAGGCATCTCATTGCCCGGCATGATCGGCGTGAGCTACCACGATTGGACGAACGCCAACAGCCTGCTGTTCAAGGGTATGTCGGTGATGCAGGTCGGCAAGGACGGTTCGTGCAGCATCAAGCGCCTGATCTCGATGTACCAGTTCAGACCGGACGGTAGCGCCGACGATGCGTTCCTGGACATCAACACCGCCGAAGTGATGGAGCGCATCCGCTACGAGCAGCGCATCGGCGCGATCAAGCGCTTCACCGGCACGGCAGCGGCCAAAAGCAACGAAGGCTATCGCCCCGGCCTGCGCATCACCACGGTGGACGATGTGCGCGCCTACCTGCTGAGCCTGTACAAGAACACGCTGATGCAGGAATTCGGTTGGGTGCAGGAATACGGCTACTACAAGGATCACCTGGTAGTCGAGCAGCACCCGACCAACCCGAGCCGCTTCAACTTCAAGGATGAGCCGGTGCTGTTGTCGCCGTACTACATCCTGGCGGGCGTCGGACAGTTCCGCAAGGCGGTCTAACCTCTTCCCCCTCTCCCGCTTGCGGGAGAGGGATGGGGAGAGGGTCATTAAACTTGATTTGAAAGGAATTCAAACATGGCTCAATTGAACAACATCCGCACCGTGTCGGTGCCTTCCATCGGCAAGCTGCCGCTGGCCGAAAAGCCGGGCACCTTCACGCCCAGCGGCACGAAACGCGACCACAAGCCGGGCCGCTTGCCGGAAGACGGCGGTTACACCGAATCCGGCGTCGGCGCGAAGCTGGAACTGAACCTCAACCTGCAAGGTGGCATCGACGCGCAGACCTTGAACAACATCAAGGACGAGGACGTGACGGTGCGCCTGGCCGACGGCAGCGTGCATCTGTTGAGCCGCGCTTTCGTCACCGAGCCGGTGGGCGTGAGTGATGGCGAAAGCAAGCTGACCATCATGTCCAACACTTCCGAAAAGATCGCGTAGGTGCGGCATGGCGAAGCTCAAACTCAAGCACCCGCTGACCTTCGGTAAAACGACCGTCGAAGAGCTGACGTTCCGCGATTATCCCATCGCGTCGGACTATCTCAGCTTCGACCGGCGCGGCGGCGTGGCGCAACGCATCGCGCTGATCGCCAGCCTGACCGGAACCGACGAACAGGTGGTCGAGCACCTGCATGGTTCCGACTATCGCAGGGCCGAGGCGATGGCCGACAAGATGATGGCGGACGACGAGGCCGAAGCGCTGACCGACGAAGAACTGTTCCCGAAGCCGAAAACGCCGGAACAGGAGGCGGCGGAAAAAAAGTCACAAGAATCGTGACGGCTGCGTCGCTGGTGATGAACGTCCTGCACCAGCCCGAACCCATCGTCATGTCCTGGCCGCTGCCCAAGCTGTTCATGTACGCCGGGATCGCCGCCTCGATGTCAGGACGGAAATTTGACTAACCATGTATGGAGACAACTATGAGCAAAGACGAACAAGCCATCGAAGCAGAAATTCAAGCCAAGGGACTCAACGCCCCGCGTCTCTCGCCTGAGCGGATTGACGCAGTGATCGTGGAAGAGGACTACCACGTCTTCCCCGGAACGACGCTGACGGTGTGCTGCCTCAAGTTGCGCAACGGCTTCACCGTGACCGGCGAGAGTGCGGCGGCCAGCCCGGAGAACTTTGACGCCGAAATCGGCCGGAAGATCGCCAGAAGCAACGCCCGCGACAAGATTTGGGCGCTCGAAGGCTACGCCCTCCGCGAACGTCTGTCCGAGAAAGAGTAAGGCCCATCATACGGGCGGGAAACATTTCCCGCCTGACCGCGCCACCCGCGCGCGCGTAAGCTCCGGTGTAAATCCATCGGAGCTTTTTTCATGTCAGAACCAGCCGTCCGCGCCGAGCTTCAAATCACCTTAAAAGACGGCTCTACAGCCGGTTTGAAAGCTATCGCCGCCGAGGCGGAAAAGACGGCGAAGAAAATCTCGTCCGCCTCCGAAGAGGCGGCCAAGAAATCGACCTCAGAAACCGAGAAATCAACCTCTCGCCAGCGCTCAAGCTACGAACGCCTGTCCCATGCGCGCGAAGTGCTGGGCGTCCGCTCCGAGCGCTCCATCCAGCGCGAAATCCAGCAGACCGAAGCCGCCTACAAGCGCCTTGAATCTTCCGGCACGGTGTCTTCCGAGGCACTGGCCCGCGCCGCCGAAAAGACCCGCGAGAAGATCACCAGGCTGACCAACGAAATGGGCAAGCTGACCGCCGAGCAGAAGCGCGCTGCGCAGGAAGCGGAGAAGTTCGAGAAGATCAACACGCGCATCCGCACCGGCATCGCCGTCGGCGCGGGTGTCGCCGCCGCCGGTTACACCCTGTCCGGCCCGGCCAGGGCGGCGATGTCGTTCGATGAGCGCCTGGCCAGCATGTCGAATACCGCTTATGCCGAGCGTGACGCCGCCGGGCGCGTAATCGGCATGCGGGAGCTGGAAGCTGTCATCAACAAGGCCGTGCGGCCCGGCATCGGCGGCGGAACGCGCGAGCAGGCGGCCGAGGCGCTGGATGCGATGATCGCCAAGAACACGCTGGGCTATCAGCGCTCGATTGAGTTCCTGCCGACGGTGATGAAGACCGCCAGCGGGGCCAGCGCAGACCCGACGCAGATCGCCAACCTGGCAAGCGTCCTGGTCGGCCAAAAAGTGGTGTCGAACGACGCCGAGCTGAAGACCGCGCTGAACATGGTCACCGCAGCCGGGCAGGCCGGAGGATTCGAGATCAAGGATATGGCGCGCTGGCTTTCCCAGCAGATGCCGCTGGCGGGCAAGGCTGGCCTGATGGGGTTGGACGGCCTGCAGAAAGTGCTGGCCATGAATCAGGCCGCCGTGCTGACCGCAGGCACCACCGACGAGGCCGGAAACAACGTCAAGAACCTGCTCGCGAAGCTGGCCTCACGGGATACCGCCACCGACTTCGAGAAGGCCGGACGCGGCGACCTGACCGCGTACATGATGAACCAGCGCCTGAAGGGCGTCGACGCCGTCAGCGCCTGGCAGAACATCATCGACAGCGAGGCCGAGAAAGACCCGCGCCTGCAAGCCGCCATCGCCAAGCTTAACCAGACCAAGGACAAGGGCGAACAGGCGCGGATACTCGAATCCATCAAGGCGCTGTCCGAGGGCGGCGTGATCGGCAAGTATTTCCAGGACATGCAGGCCGTCGGCGCGCTGATGGGGCTGCGCAACAAGGACGTGGTCGGCAACGTGGAAGCGGCGATCTCGCGCAACCGCAAGGAATTCGGCGTGAACGACGTTAACTACGAGGTGATGAGCGGCACCTCTTCGTTCCAGGTGCGTGCGGCATCGCAAGCGAAGGAGGCCGCCCAGAAGAGCGCGATGGACGGCCTTACCCCGGCCATCGGACGCGCGGCCGAGATGTTCACCGACATCGCCAACAAGCACCCGGTATTGATCGGCGCGACGACGCTGGCCACCGCCGCACTCGGCGCGCTGGCCACCGCCGCCGGTTTATCTTCGATGGCGCTGGGCGGCAAGGGCAACGCCATTGCCAGAACCGCCGCGAAGTACATGCCGACCGTCGGCAAGACCGCCCGCGCGGGTGGAATCGGTGTCGGCGCGCTGGTGGGAGGCTATGCCCTGGACAAAGCCTTCGGCGAAGAATCGGCGATCTCGCGCTACGGTTCCAGCATGCTCAACGGTGCCGCCATCGGCGCAACCGTCGGCAGCTTTGTCCCGGTGCTGGGCACCGGGATCGGCGCAGCGGTCGGCGGCGGGATTGGTGCGCTCTACGAGGGCATCAAGGATGCCTTGAAGCCTGCCGAGCAAAAGCCGGTGGACGTGGATGCCAAGCTGACGGTAGGCCTCGCCCCCGGCCTGGTGTTGCAGAGCCAGTCGGTGCAGACATCCGGTCAGGGTAACGTGCAGATGAACACCGGCAGCCTGTGGAGTACTCCGTGAGCTGGCGCGAGCGCCTGGTGCGCGCCGAGCTGCGCGGTTTCGAGTTCCTGACCGACAGCCACGATACCAAGGGCGGCCGCCGCTTGGTGGTGCACGAATATCCGGGCGGCGATGTTCCGGCAGTGGAAGACCTCGGCGAAAAGGCCGGTGAATGGAACCTGAACGCTTATTTCATCGGCCCCGATTACGACCTGGAGCGCAATGGTTTTCTGGGAATCCTGAATCAGCCTGGCGCGACATGGTTGATGCACCCGTGGCTCGGCCGGATATGGGTGCGCGTGCGCGACTGGTCGGCCCACGAAAGCAACCGGGACGGCGGCATGTGCACGGTCTCCGTCCACTTCGTGCCGGGCGGGTCAAGCATTCAGCCAATATCGGATAGGGTCGATATTGCAATCGACCGGGTCATCAAGTTCAAGCAGGTCGTTCAGGACAAATTCGCGCTTGAGCCGATGTCTGCCGCCTCGATGACCAGCATGATCGCTTCGGTGCAGGGCCAGCTCGACCGCGTGCGCAGCCTGATCTCGCTGGCGACCTTACCGCTGACCCTCGCTAACCAGGCGCGCGGTGTGATCGACGGCATCAAGGGCGACGCGGCGGCGCTGATGGCTGTTCCGGCTCAGTACGCGGCGGCCATGCGGTCTTTTTCCAACCTGCTCGGCTCGGGCGATGCGGCGGGCAACTCGGCTTCCTCGACTGGCTATTCGTCCTCCGGCGTCTCGGACACGGCTTTGCCGCAGGTGGTGGATAGCCTGGTGTCGATGACAAAGCTGCCCGCGCCGGTGCCGGGCGGTGCGGGCGACTCACCGGCCTTGCGCGTAAACCTGCGGCGTGAGGACGATTGCCGCCGCCGCCTGATGCTGGCCGGTGCGGCGCAGGCCGCGCTGGCCGACTATCGCTCGGCAGAAGACCGGGACGCTGCGCTGGCCAGCGTGCTGCAGGCGATGGACAGGATGCTGCCGGACATGTCCGACGAGGTGTTCGAGGCGGCGCTCGATTGCCGCGCGACGCTGATCGATGCGCTGCTCGCGCAAGACCTCGAACCCGCCCAGGTACGCGACATCGTATCCCCGCTCCCGGCTACGGTGCTGGCGCACCGGATGGAAGTGGACGAGGCGGTGTTCCTGGTGCGCAACAAGGTGCGTCACCCGCTGTTCGTGAGGGGGCGCGTCCGTGGCTAACCTGGTGGAAATCCAGTTCGACGGCAAGCGCTACGGCTTCTGGAAGAACGTGCGCATTCGCGGCTCGGTGGACGAATTGTGCCAGGCAGTGCAGCTCGGCGTGACCCTGCCGGGTTCCGGAGATTCGCTCGGGCTGAATGCAAACACCGTGGTGCGGGTGCTGATCGACGGCGAACTGGTGGCGACCACCCGCACCGGGAAGATTCGCCGCAAGGTCGGAGCGGAAGAGCACGCCATCCGCTTCGAGGCACGTTCGCTGGCGCGCGAGCTGGTCGATTGCCAGTACTCGAAGACGCTGTCGGGCCTCAAGCTGGGCGAGATCGTGAAGCGCCTTTGCGGCCTGTTCAAAGTGCCTGTGAAGATCGAGGCCGACACCGCCGTGGTGCCGGAATTCTCGATGCAGTGCGAGACTCCGGCCAATGCCCTCATCAACGCGGCGCGCACGGCCAATGTGCTGCTCTACCCGACGCCTGACGGCGGCCTGGTGCTGGCCGCGCCGTCGAACGATGCGCCGGTGGCCACGCTGGTGTACGGCGTGCACATAAAAAGCTACGAGATCGTGGACGACTACGACATGCGGTTCTCGGAGTACGTGGTCAAGAGCTTCGACTACGAGGGCGGCGCGGCGCTGAAAGGCGCGGTCAAGGATGACGGCATCGGCTTTTTTCGCCCGATGCACATCGTGTCCGACCGCCACGGCCACAGCACGGGCAGTTGCACCCGGCGCGCGGAACTGGAGCGCAGCCGCAGGCTGGCGCGGGCGCATGCGATCCAGTTGGAGGTGTACGGCTGGCGGCATGAATCCGGCCTCTGGCCGCTCAACAAGCAGGTGCGCGTGGTGATCCCGCAGGAGGGCATCGACGGCGTGTTCCTGATCGGCGACCGCGAGTTCATCCAGGACGACAAGTCGGGCACGGTGGCCATGCTGCAGGTGATGCACCGCAACGCGTTCCTGGGCGAGCCGCCGAACAAGAAAACCAAGCGCAGCGCGGGAGCAAGGAAATGATCCGGCAGATGTGGAGCCGCCTGCAACTGATCGTCGCCCAGGGTGTGGGGGTGATGACCACCCGCGACAAGGTCCAGGTGACGGTGCTCGATGGCGACGACGTGCCGCAGAACGTGCGCCGCGTCGAGCCTTACGGATTCAGCTACCGCCCGCCGCGCAAGGGCTTTCAGGCGTACATGGTGTTTCCGGCCGGAGACCGCTCGCACGGCCTGTGCCTGATCATCGGCGACAAGCGCTACCAGATGGACTTGCAGGAGGGCGAGACGGCGCTGCATGACGACGAGGGCAACCATGTCCACATCAAGCGCGGCGGCGTGATCGAGGTCAAGGCGGCGACCAAGGTGATTGCGCAAACGCCGCTATTCGAGACCAGCGGAGACGCGAAGATCGGCGGCAAGCTGACGGTGCTGGGCGGCGCGGACATCACCGGCGCGATGAAGAACAACGGCAAGAACGTCGGCGACACGCACACCCACGCTGAGACCGGCGCAAACACTTTAGGGGTGAACTGATGCTGAAACTGGTGCAGATCGACAACGGTGTATTTGACCTGGCATTCGACGATCCGGCGCTGGCCGACGAGGACGCGGCCGTGGCGACGCTGGTCTACGCGGTGCTGTTCTCCGATTCGGAGGCTCCGCCAGAGCGCGTTTCCGACCGCTACGAGCGGCGCGGCTGGTGGGCAGACCCGGAGGCGGGAAGCGGCCTGTGGCATGTGCGCCGCCAGCCGCTTGGCAGCGCGGCTCGGCGCGAGACGCTGGCGATGATCGAAAACGCATTGACCAGCCACGGGCTGGCCGGTGTTCAGGTGACCGAGCAGGCCGATTCGGCGGGAAACGTTTCCAGCGTATTGCTCCAGGTAACGGGGCGGCACAATGGCCGTAACTTCACCGTGAAAGTGCCGTTGTGAAAAATTTATTTTTACGTTCGTCCCCTCGCCCGCTTGCGGGAGAGGGTTAGGGAGAGGGTTTCGTGATCCCGTATAACCGCCCCGCCTATCTTGCGCTGCTGACGCGCGTCGAAAGCGATCTGGCCGCGCTGCCTGCGGTGCTGCGTCTCCAGCTCTCCGCGATGTGGGCGCGCACGGTCAACGGCATGCACGGGCACCTAGACTGGATCAGCCTGCAAAATTCCCCGCTGACCTGCGAACTGGAGCGGCTCTACGATTGGGCCGCCCTCTACGAGGTAGATCGCCTGACGGCAAGCAAGGCCGAGGGCGCGGCGCTGGCCAGCGGCGTGGCCGGTACGCAGTTGCTGGCCGACACCTTGCTGCGCGGGTTGAACGGCCTGGATTACGTTGTGCTGTCCGCCGTGGCGCTGGGTGCGGGCGATACCGCCGTGTCCATCCGCTGCACCACGGCGGGCAGCGCCGGGAACCTTGTCTCCGGACAGACATTGACGCTGGTTGACCCGGTGCCTGGCTGCGGCAGCACGCTGACCGTCGGCGCGGGCGGCATCACCGGCGGTGCGGAAGACGAGGCGGTGAACTCATGGCGCGCCCGCGTGGTCGAGGAATGGGCGACGGTGGTATCGAGCGGAGCGCGCTCCGGCAGGCCGGACGATTATCGTTTCTGGGCGCGCAGCGCCCACCAGTCCGTGACCGGCGCGCTGGTGCAACTGCACACCCTGGGCATGGGCACGGTGCTGGTGCGCCCGGTCTGCAACGGGCTGGCCGACCGCCTGCCGACGCAGGCCGTGCTCGATGCCGTTGCGGTCAAGTTCGCGGCCATTGCGCCCGCAAACGCGGACTGGAGCGTTGCCGCGCCGTCGGTGCACCCAGTCACGCTGACCATCCACCTGCTGCCCGCCGTAGATACCGCCGAGAACCGTGCGGCAATCCAGGCGACACTCAATAACCTCGTGCTGACCAAGGGCGGCACCAGCGACGAATCCCTGCAACTGCTCTGGGCCGAGGTGGATGCGGTGATCGCCGTCATCACCACGCAGTACGCGCTCGACGAGTCCGGCAGCATCACCTGGCTGGCATACGAAGTTCCGGTGCTGCAGCCGGTGAACTGGATATAGCCATGAAGCTGCCTATTTATACCGCCTCAAATTATGCCGCCGCCCAGGGCGCGCTGCTGCAGCCAGGCGCGGCCTTCAAATGGCCGCAAGGCGGCTTCGGCGACACGCTGTTGAAGGGGATGGGCGCGGAGCTGGAACGCATCGGGGAAGGCGCGCAGGCCGCGCTCGACGCGGCCATTGATGCGCATAGGCCGAAGTACACAAACTGGCACATCGACGAATACCGCCGCGTGGCCAATGAGGCGATTGCAGGCGTGGCCGAGACCATGCCGCGCAAGCCGTTTACGGCAGGAAGCAAGGCCGGACAGCGGCTCTGAAGCCATGCGGCACCTGGACTGAATTTCCCGGTGCCGCTGGTGCAAGTCGATCACCTGCTCGGCCCATTCCGGGCTGGCAGCAAGGCTGGGCAGCAACTATGGGGGACGCGCAGCCGCTATGTGCTGCGCGTGCGCTACTACCGCTCGGTGGTAAACCCCAGGCCGCTGTGGGACGCGCTCAATGCATTCAAACAGGCGCACGTGCGCCTGTGGTTCGAAGACATCACAGGAACAGGAGGAAGCTATGCATAAAATTGATGGGGCCGGACACGTCAATCACACTTTCGTGAACGAAGACCCGGCGACGAACAGGCCGGGGACGGAGGTCACGCCGGAATGGCTGAATGCCCTCCAGGAGGAAAATACCAACGTTATCGAGTTAGCGCAGATCGCGCTGAACAAGGGTGACAACACCCAGCTCAAACAGGCACTGTTAGCGCTGTTCCCCTTGAAGGAAGGCTCCGCCGGGGTGCTGCGAACTTTGACTCCGGCCGGAGGTGCGCGCGTGCGCGAGCTGGGCGACATCCCCAACGCCGCCACGGTCGGAGGCATCGAGTACGGCATTGCCTACAACTGCAACATCGACCCAGTCACCGGCGTGTGGGCCGGACGCGACGTGGCGGACATCTGCTGGCTGGAAAAATGGACGGACGTCGGCGGCGTGAAGGAATTCTGGTACGCGCCGAATGCGGCGGATGGGGCGGCACCGGCCTGGGCGCTGGCCGGGAAGATCGACCTGGTGAACGGCATTCCGCAGTTCGACACCAGCAAGCGACTGGCAACGATGGAAGCCTTGCAGCGGGCGCTCGGCAATATGCAAGGCAGCGTAGACATTAATGCTGCCACCGTGCTGACGAGTGCAGATGTCGGTAAGGCATGCCTGTGCTACGGCGGTGCCGGTTTTACTGTCACCATTCCTGACTCGTCTACTTGCCCTCCTGGCTCGGTGATCGAGATCGAGTCATATCTAACAGCTGGAAACGTAGTAACGATCAATCGTTCCGGAGCGAATTTGTTTTACGGTAATTCGTCCGGAATCACATCATTTACGCTCAATCCAGGAGATAGCGTCAGACTGATGAACAGCGCATCTGGTAACCGATGGATCCTCACTGGAGGATCCGCGCAGTTGGAGTACTCGGGCGGACGAATCGGAGTGAACCAGTCCTGGCAGAACGTAAGTGCGAGCCGTGTAATGGGGACTGCTTACATAAACACCACCGGAAAGACTATGGCCGTATCTGTCTTGGCAATTATTACATCGAGTGGCAATACGCTGCAGGGAATAGTTAATGGAGTTGCGGTTGTAAATTCATGCGCAACGCCTGCCGGCACTAATTCTGGGCTGATGGTATTGGTTCCGCCTGGTGCAACCTACTCAATAGGTAATGCTGGCGGTGGTGCAGGTGCTCATAATTGGTATGAACTTCGTTAAATAAGGATTAAGCATGCGCTACTTTCAAAATCCGACTGATGCAAACAAAATATATGGCTACGACAGCACTGATCCGTCACAGGAAGAACTGCTGCAAGCTGCTATTGATGCTGACTGGCTTGAAGTTACAGGGAGCTGGCCTCCACCGCCTACCACCGAGCAGGTCATTGCTGGCTTCACCATCGATATTCAGAAGCGGCTGGACGACTTTGCCAAGACGCGCGGCTACGATGGCATCCTGTCGGCCTGCACCTACGCGACCAGCTTGGTGCCGACATTCAAGGCGGAGGGGCAGTATTGCGTCGAGGCGCGCGACAATACTTGGGCAGTGGCATACGCAATCATGAATGCCGTGCAATCCGGACAGCGCCCCATGCCTACGAAGGCCGAAGTGATTGCAGAACTGCCAAACCTGATATGGCCAGCATGATGTACTCGCGCTGGTAAAAAAAGACGGTGCGACCGTTGCAGGTGCTGGAACACCAGTAACGGCCACCTTCCGCAGAATGAGCCTGCGTTTGGCCTCGGCACCGTGCTGTGCACACAGCGGTTCGAGGCTATCACGCGGATTAGTTAAGTGGAAACCATACGATGCGGTAAATGCAGCAAGCTGCTGGCCAAGGCCAGCTACTCGAAACTAGAAATCAAGTGCCCCCGCTGCGGGACGCTTAACCAGTTGAGGGCCGAGAGCCCCAAACCAGAACGCCATGGAGCGTCAATCCGAAAGGAAACGCTCCATGACAAGCAAGGAACAGCAGCTCTTTAACAATTCGAACCACGTTCAATTGGCCGGTGCCGATCTGTACCGGGGCGACTGCCTAGCAATTATTCCAAACCTGCCCGGCCAGTTTGACGCCATCGTGACCGATCCGCCGTATTCGAGCGGTGGCCAGTCCAAGTGAGACCGGGCGCGCGGCACCGGCTCGAAGTACCTGAACGGTTCGAGTAAGTACCCGGACTTTCTGGGCGACACCAAGGATCAGCGCTCCTATCTGCACTGGTCTGCCCTCTGGATGGCCTTGTGCTACGACAAGCTGGCCGACGGTGGCCTGATGATCGCATTTACCGACTGGCGGCAGCTCCCGGTAACGACCGATGCGATCCAGGCGGCCGGATTCACCTGGCGCGGGGTTGGCGTATGGGACAAGACCGGTAGCGCGCGTCCCTACAAGGGCGGCTTTCGCGCCCAAACGGAGTTCTTCTGCTGGGGCAGCAAGGGGGCGTTGAATGGTGACAAATACTCCCCAGGCCTGTTCCGCGTCCCTCCGTTGGCAGGCGGCAAGTATCACCAGGTCGGGAAGCCGCTCCCCTTGATGGAGGAACTGGTCAGCGCCTGCGGCCAGCGCATCCTCGACCCGTTCATGGGTTCCGGCACCACCGGCCTTGCCGCCCTCGGTCAAGGCAAGGAATTCACCGGCATCGAGGTGTGCGAGTATTACTACCAGGTGGCCGTAGATCGTCTGAAGGGTGGTTAAGTGGAAAATAAACCGCCTGTGAAGGCGGTTTATTTGTATCCTGAAATCAAGCGATTTATGCTTTAATTCCCGTCCTGAAATCAAACGCTATCTGTCCGAAAATCAAAGCCGCTTTACTATTGAGCGTGCAATTTCGCTAGGAATGTACACGCAGGAACAATTCGTGGCGCACTTCCCTACCTCAAGGGTAGCCAAGGGCGCTCCTATCCCATCGCAAATACCTACATTCCAGGATATGTCCAAGCGCTGGTTAGCGGCATCCAGCCACCTGTCTTCTGGCACCTTGAAAAAATACACCCAAGCACTTGAATTCTGGCTAGAGAGGCTCTGCGCAGAGCAGATCGACAACATCACCTATTCCACCATAGCTGCACTTGCAAATGCTCAAGGCTGGAAAGCAAAAAATCGAAACAATATGCTTATTCCATTGCGCGGTGTCATGGAAATGGCCTACCTCGATGGGATTATCGAAAATAATCCCGCGGGCCGGATCAAGAATGCCAAGGTTCAGAAGGAGCCTCCGGATCCTCTTGAAGCGGAAGAGGTTGATAGCATCGTCAAATACCTACGCTGGAAGTATGACGACCAAGTCGCCAACCTGATTGAATTTTCTATCTTTACCGGCATGCGCCCAAGTGAGGTCATATCCCTGCAGTGGAAAGACATAGACCACCGGCGTGGCCTCGCCAGGGTCGAGCGTGCCCGAACGTTTGGAGAAGAACATGAAACGAAGACATTCAAGGTTCGCGATGTCGAGCTTAATGCTCGTGCCAAGGCTGCACTTTCACATCAAAAGGCACATACTTTTAAAAAAGGTGGTTATGTGTTCGAGAACCCGGTAACTGGAGAGCCATATACCGAGGAGCGGCCGATTCGTCGTGCCTACTGGAATCCCACGCTTAACGCGCTTGGTATCAGACAGCGCACCTTCTATCAGACACGCCACACCTATGCCACCTTGAATCTCATGGCCGGCGCCAATCCAATGTGGGTAGCGCGGCAGCTAGGTCATGTGAATATGAATATGGTTCTCACCGTCTATTCCAAGTGGATAGATGGTGCAGACAAGAGCAAGGAACGCGGGAAAATTGACGCGACGTTCTGTGGCACCGCCACAAATACGCCACAAAAAAATGAAAATATTACGTAA